CTCCCCGCAGGGAACTGGACATGCCGAGGATGCGCGTTGCCGCAATGGTGATTTGTCCGGCCATCCCCTTCACCTGCGTCGTGGTGAGTTCTCCGGCTTCCCCTGCCGTCTTGATGCGCCGTCCCAAATCCTGAATATTCTTCAGGGCGTCCGCCTGGGCTACGTTGTCCCCTGCCTTCCTGGCCTCTTCCAGCTTGGCAATGTAGGCTTCAAGTTCGGCCTGCAATTCCTCATAGGTGGCAGAGGCGCGGCGGTTCCCGGCTTCCAGACGTTTGACGGTTTCCGCAGCGGCCTGCTGCTTCCGAGCCTCCGCAGCTTCTGCCTTGTCCGCTGCCTTGTCGGCGGCGTCCATTTCCTTGTTGTAGTCGTCGATGATCTTTTGAAGGTTCTCGTCCAGGTCATCCCCCCACTTCGCCCCAAGGTCCAGGTTGGAAGTTCTATCGTTGAGGACTTCAAAGACGTCATCCACCTGTTCCAGCTTCTTTCGGAACTCTTCAGAGGTCAGCACGGCGTTGGTGACTTCGTCAATAAATCCGGTCAATCCCGGGTTGTCATTGAAGGCGGCTTTCATCCGGGAGCCGGCAGCGGTCAGGGCGTCGGCGTATTCGTCAAGTTTGCTCCTGGCGTTTTCCAAAGCTCTTTCCTGTTCCGACCCTATGCCCTCATTCATGGCGGCGCCGGTTTCCTCGGCTGCCTTTTTGGCATTGTTCAGGGCATCGGTTACTTGGTTGATGGCGTCCGCGCTTTCGCCGGCCCCCTGGGCCGCTTCCCGTGTCTTGTTAATGGCTTCCGCAGTCTGGTCGGCTCCGGAAGTGTCGGCGGTCGTCCTGATGTTGATGTTTAGTTCTTTGTCTGACATATCGTTTATTTATTGGTTGTTGAGATTCAAGCGGGCGTCGCAAAGGGCGTGCATGACCTCCGTGCGGTCCGGGGTAATGTCCACGTTATGCCCGCAGCCGGTTACGGTGATGTAGCCAGCAGCGGCCAGAGCGCCGATGATGGCGCCGATGACGTACTTGACCCAATTCCCCCAGCGGGCAGATGCCGCCTGCTGGGCCTTTTCGATGTCGTTTTTATTTACGTTCATATTTGTTATTTATTGGTGGTGAAATGTTTAAAGAATGCGACAGCAGCGGGGTCAGCAACCATAAATTCGGGGTAATCGCGGGCCGTGAAAATTCTGCGGCCGCCCTGCGCATTGAAAGCCTCAACGAACAATTCCACGGCAAGAAGGTATATGCTGTTGTTCTCCGCAGGAGCGCGCTTCACACCCAGCCATGCCCATACCCGGGAGGCTTGCCAGTCCTCGCCCATGCCCACCAGCGCGGCAACTACAGCCTGCATGGCCGGGGCTTGGTCAGCGGGAATATCGTCCTGGGTGTAACGGTCCGTATGTGTGTACCCCTCCGCGTCCCGGTACACCGCAGTAAGCGTGAATTTGTCCCACTGACCAGGAGCAGGAAACTGTATCTGTATTTCTGCGTTATTCATAATTACGTCGGTTGTTCATCGGTATAGGGAACTTCCGTCTCTGTGGTAATCCAGGATTTTTGATAGGGTTCCAATCCGAAACGCACATAGGTATTACCACCTACACCGTTAATGATTGTTGGAGACTCTGCGCTGATCACCCCCCCATAGAGACCCGCCTGTGCGTCAAGATAAATAACAGGGGCATAGAGCACATGATAGGTATCCCAGCACCTGATGTCTGCCAGCTTGATAATCGTATCATTGGACAGCCCCCCCATCATCAGCCACACTCCGGCGGCCAAGGCGTCTCCGTAGCCAATTTCGGATTGAGCAATGACAACTCGATAGGTGGCTGAGCATGGATTGCTGTTGCTGTTGTAATTCAGACCGGATAACGTCGTTCGTACCACATATCTCTTGGGAATGCCGATGCCAATCAGCTCGCGCACGCGGGCCTTGTAGCCATTATCATAATAGAGAGTCACATCAACCAGCCGCGTTATATCCGGCACACTGCCGACCACAGGGCGGAGCCGAAAATCATCTATGCCCGCATCCGGATACTCGCTGAATTGTCCAGATCCCCCGATAAGCATGGAAAGCTTAAATGCGCTCCCATCAGACCCCCCACTAAATTTAATGGGCAAAGAATACCCCGCTATCTTGCTATAATTTCCGCCCCCGAGCGCACCAGCAGATGGCAGTTTGACGGATGTCCGGACCTTGGCCGCCAAGATGGCCTCACAATAACATCCCGGCGCAATATGATTGATTGTCACCCCATTAGTAGCCGTGCAGGAGGATGTGACCCAGTAGGTGCGCGTCTGGTGCATCATTACCGTGTGGGCCATTCCGAGGGCGTAAGCCCGGTTGATGCCCATCGTGTCCGTCGGAGCCCCGGCAGCCAGCGGGATATTGATGCCGCCATTGGCGTTGTGGGTTCCAGCGGTCGTCAATCCCCCAGCAAGTGTCATGTTGCCCGCCGCGTCCACCTGCGGGATGGCGGCAAGGGCCTGCTGGGCCGCAGTGGCAGCAGTGATCGCGGAAGTGGCGGAGGTTTCTGCATTGGTTTCCGCCGTTTTGATTCTGCCTTCCGCCTGGCCTATTTCCTCTTTGGCGGTTTCCGCCTGTTCGACAAGGGGCGTGATTGCCTCCATGGCTTCCGCCTGGACCGTCTGCACTGCCTGCACGGCTTCCGTCTTTGCCGTTTCCACGGCTGTGACAGCAGCGCCTTGTGCGCTGGCTACCTTGTCCGTGGCGGTTTTCTGCGCTCGCCCTACAGCAAGAACGGAATCAGCTTGCTTGGCTTGTATGACGGTAACGGCTTCCTCTTTGGCCGCGCTGATCGTCTGTTCCCCGTTGCTGACCGTCTGCGTAAAATCTGAAACAATCCCTTCCACAGCCGTCTTGGCGTCATTGGCACTCTTGGCATCGTGGGCTGCATCAGCAGCGGACGTGCTGGCAGAGGCCGCTGAATTGCCAGCCGCCACCTTGGAGGCTTGAGCGGCGCCGGCATAGCCTTCCGCTTCTCTGGCTCGTTCCGCGGCGGTGATAGCCGCTCCGGTTGCCGTCGTGGCTGCCTGACTCGCTGTGTCCGCGTCCGTGCGGGTGCTGGAAGCATCCTGCTGCGCCTGCTGGGCGGCGAGGGAAGCCGCCGTGTTGGAAAGCCACTGCGCCTTGATGGTCTTGCCTGCCTCGATAGGAATCGCAATGCCCATCACCGGAATGTCGTACACAGTGGAAGCCTCAATGGGAGTCACGGACTCCACAGCGCCGATGTAACCCGCAAATAGCCGTAAATCCTCTCCGGATTCATCCTGGGCATGGATGGCATACGGCCAGCGGCCAATAGGAAGGGCGGGAAAGGTAAGCTCCAGGTAATTCTCCTGTTCGCCATGCTCGATTGTGATGGGCAGCTCTCCTTCCTCCGTTTTCACGGTGCCCGCAAAAGAAACGCCCGTTACCGGGAACGGAGATTGAGTCACGTCCTCACGCAAAAGCCAGCCTATGCGCTTGGCATAGCCGGCTGTCGTGGACAAATGGCGTGTAATCCCCAGAAAATTAAGCATGCCTCCTTCATGAGGCAAACCCGGAAAAATCTCAAGTTGCCGAGTGTCACTACTTTTTGCCGGACTTTACGGGAGGATCAAATGGCAGGGACGCCAAAAGAATCATAAAGTTCTCTCCTGCATCTACTTTCATCTTCTCTGGTGCATAGGCTCCATCCATCTTGTTGAGCTCGGCAATGGCTGCAATTTTCGATGGCATCTTGAATTTCATGCCATTTTCATCAATGGAAGACTCTTGGCAAAGCTCTGACGTGTTGTCAATATCACCGATGGGAGTTGTCACAACACGGGAAAGCCATTCCATACGTTCCTGCTTGGTCAGCACGGCGGATTTGTTCAACTGGGCGTTCAATTCGTCAATCATTCGCACAATTTCAGCATCTTTGGACAAACGGGAAGCCGCCTTACTTGCCGCCTCATTGCTCATGTCTTTGCGTTTGTAAGCCTTACGGTATGCGTCCGCCTTGGACAATTTTCCATCAACCAGGAGCCTTGCAAACTCCTTCTTCTTCTCTGTCGTCTTGGATTTGTTACCCTCTCTCTTCATACCAATATTTTACCCTCCTGTTTTTCGGCGTGTCGAGTTGCCGAGTGTCAATGTTTCTTGCCGATAGCATCAACCTGCTGATTTTGAATCCTCCACCCCATCCAAAAACTCACGCCCCTGCCTGCTTAAATAATGCACACAGGGGCGTGTTCCGTGCCTGGTAACGTCGCCAGCCTCAACCAGATAATCCAGCCTGTGGGACACGTTACTGGGGTCCAGATGGCACCTGTCGGCAATCTCCCGTGACGTTCTCCCCGGATGGTCGCGAACCTCCATCAGGATAAGCAGCTGCGACGGCCGCACTCTCTGGCGAACAATATTCCGCAACAGGTCTTTTCTGACTGACGACATGTTCTTCATGATATTAAGCCTCCCTGTAGGTAGTGGCGGCAGCATCCCATTTCAGGTCAATGTAACCGGTGCTTCCGTGACGGTTCTTGCCGATGATGACCTTCGCCTCCTTCGGGTCGGCATCCCGATCACTGGCAGAGGGCCTGTAGAGCAGCATGATCTGGTCGGCATCCTGTTCGATGGATCCGGAATCCCTCAAGTCAGACACACGGGGAACCCCAGCGTCTTTTCCTGCCCGCTTCTCCACTTCCCGGTTTAACTGTGCCAGGACAATCACCGGAATATTCAGCTCCTTGGCCAGGGCCTTGAGGCCGGCGGAAATCTCTGACACCTCCCGTTCCCGGGAAGCGCCGCGGCTGGAAGGATTGGCAAGCTGCAGATAGTCCACGCCGATGCACCTCACGCCGTGGTCCGCCACCATGCGCCGGGCGGTCGCCTGTATCTGGTCAATCCTCAACGCGGGGCGGTCATCCACGAAGAAAGAAATCCCTTTTATCCGGCGGACAGCACCAGTGAAAGCGCCCTGCTGGTAGGTGGTCAGCTTCTGCCCACGCCGCAAAGCCATAGGATCGATGCCGGACTGTCCGAACATGATGCGCTCCAAAATCTGCACCTTGGACATCTCCAGGGAAAACATGCCTACCGGGGTTCCCGAATTGGCGATATTGAGCAGGATATTGGTCATGAACGAAGTCTTGCCCACGGCAGGCCGGGCTCCGATGACGATCATGGCTGTATCCTGCAGGCCGTCTAAAACGCGGTCCAGCTTCTGGTAGCCGGTGGGAATCCCCTTCACCTGGCCGGGGTGCTTGATGCGGTATTCCATGTTCTCAATCACCTGATGGATGCCGTCACTGATGTTGACCACGGCTTTTACTCCGCACGTCTCCCGCATGGAGGACATGAGCTTTTCAGCTTCCGCCAGAGCCTCTTCCGCGGTGGATGTCAAATCCTGAAGCTTTTCCAAGCCGGAGATGAACAGGGCTGCCATGTCGCGCTTCTTTTTGGACGCTGCCAGAATCGTCACGGAGGACTCGAACTTGTAGTGGTAGGCATAGTTGGTGGATAGCTCGACCAATCCAATATGGCCTCCTACGGATTCAAGTTCCCCGGCAGTTTCCAGGTGCTGAATCAATCCGGTGATATTGCACATCTCCGGAGTCCTGGACAGAGCCTCAAAGGCACTCCATACCTTCTGGTGCGCCGGAAGGGCAAAATGGTCTTTCGTGAAGCCTTGGTCGATCAGGGTGCCCACCTTGTCGACGCTGTAAATGCAGTTGCCAAGAACGGTCTTCTCGGCGTTGAGTTGTGTTTCTGTAAGTTGCATAAAATATTGAATGTTTGTTGTTAGAATTGTTTTCCAAGGTCAGCGCTATCAGGGAATGGGTCTCTATCTCTGTTTCCAGGGGGTAGCGGATGATTGGAGGCGTAACTGACGGCAAAATTGATGGCGTCAGATTTCCATTTGACCGCAGTGATTGGGATTTCTCCGCGTTTCCAATCTGTCAGGTCCCGCTTGGCGAGATATGCCGTTGCACAATCCGGAATCTGGTCAGGAACTAAACGCACCCTGCCCGCAAAAGCCGCAGACCGAAGATGGGCTTCGACTTCTTCCACAGTGCACGGAGGGGGGATAGAGGGGGATGGATTATTTTCTTCCACTTCTCTTTCCTTTCTTTCCTTTTCTTTTCCTTTCTTTTCGCTTTCCGGCGGAGCGTCATTTGCTATCCGAGGTTGGTTTCCTATGTCGGAACCTACGTTGGTTTCCGGTATAGGTTCCGAGGTTGGTTTCCGGCCTCCCTTCCGCCCATTGACACGCGCGATTTCTCTTTTACGCTCAATCTCTCGCTGGGCATCTTCCGGGTAGAAGGTGACAATTAAATCATCTCCATCCCAATGGAAAAGACCGCAGGACTCCGCCACTTCGGAAGCCATGACTCCGCATGTCTGCATCCAGCGACGATCTCCCCAGTACCGGGCCCCGGTAATACGCCCCATGTTTTCCTGGTCGCAAGACCAAGCCATCAGTGAAAACCAAGTGGCTCGTTGAACAGGTTCGGCGCCGACATACTCACTGGAGCGGGCAACATATAATGGAACGTTAATATATTCCATATTTTATTTATCTTCAATTTTTCCTTTAGCGCAGAAGTGATTTGGTCTTTCCCATCTGTCGATTAAAGAACATGCTCTAAACATTTTATCGGAAGATTGTCTTCGTCCGTAAACACATTCAGAACATCGAACCACCTCGACAATTATTCCTGCACTTAGTTTGTCCAAAAATTGTATTGCATGATCCCATGAACACGAAGGTTCTCGTGAACGGAGTCCATACAAAACCCAGTTAAAATATGGATCCGGATTTTTATATATAACCTCAGCAGATTTTTGTGTTAGTTGGGAAGAAGAGTCTATAAGAAAATGAGAAACAATAGCATCTAATTCTTCTTCAGTTATTCCTACCGTTTCGGCAAGTAACACAACTTGTTTAATATAATCCATGGTTTAAGTCAGTTTTAATTGTTCACACCTCTCGCGGACGTAATCCAGCACCGTGCTGGCGTCCTGGTGTTTGATGTGGAGCAGGAAGTCCGGCTTGCCGAACTCTTCTACCCAAAACTCTATCTCCGGGCCTGTGAGGTCAAAATACACGCCGTAGCGGCCTGTACGCCCCAGTTCTCCCTTGATGTTGCAAAGCTCCTGAATGCAGCGGTGTTCTTCCTGTCTTGGCGTGAGATCGCCAAAATCCAACCGTCTCCATTCTTCGCCGTCCCATACGGGGCGAGAACTAAAACCGTCAGGCGTCATTACTAGCCTCCTTTCCATGAAGTTTTGCATTAAGCCACCTCTGCGTGACCAAGCCGTAGGTATCACCACGTAGCCGTTTCAGCCTCCGCATGATGGACCTTATCCGGTCTCGTTCAACAAGGTCGCCCGAATGGTTTTCAAGAAGTTTGACCAGATTGCTTTCCTGTAAGAAAAGCTTTTCATAAACTTCCAGAAGAACGTCTGTTTCCTGTTGAGGTGTCATGCGGTCCTCCTTTCCTTTTCTGCCTTTCCAGACAGAATGCGTTCGAGGTCGCTTCGTTTGTAAAAACACCGGAGGCGGCACCCGCGGGCGGTCCTCATGCGACATTTGAACTCCTGGACCCTGCCTCTCTTGGCAAGCCTGTAGATGTAGCTGCGAACGGTTCCAAGCAAGCGACAGGCATCTGTGATGCAGACAAACCCGGCAGGAATCCGCTTGGTTTCCGGCGCGTAATCATCCAGGAACCTACCCACGTCCTCATGATGCCAGTAAAGCCCCCCTTTCCGGACATGGACATATCGGGCGTACCTGTTGTGCAAGGCAAGCCGGACGGAAGCCGGAGAGCATCCCAGTTGTTTGCTCAAGTCACGGGTGGCTATCCACCCCTCTGGCGGAGTATCAGCTTTTCCCAGATGCTGGGGAGGGAATTGAATGAACGGGTGCTCAATGAGATTATTCCCGTGAACGTCCTTGAAAGTACGGAGACCAATCATTGAGCCCTCCTTCTTTTAGAGTGTTGCCGACGTTTTCTGGCGATTTCCCTGGTGTAGAGGTTTTTAACCGCTTCATCCAAATAGCCTTTTAAGTCCAGGTTGAGTTGCCTATCTTCATAAAATTCAGAGAACAGACCTTTGAGTGCAACGCTGGACAGATATTCTTCTTCGCTTCTGGCAGATCCATTTTCTACCGCAAACGTAGCGGTATCATACATGGATTGAGAGATGGGGATTTTCAGGGTAACAATCTTCATTACCTAGGTCCTCCTTTCCCGATCAATGCTTCTTCCAATGCCAGGTGTACGCCCTTGGTGAGAATGTCGGAAATGAACTCTTCCGGGGGTTTCCCCGCCTTGGCAGCCTTCGCTTTCAAGATTCCAAGGATGCCGGGGGCAAGGTCAATGGTGATTTTTTGTCGTCTCACCTTCATTACTTCACCCCTCCTTTCATGGAAGCAAGCGTTGCGGCAAGAGCAGGCTTGGAGGTTGCGTCTTCGGCAAGGTAGAAGGACTTCTTGGCGCTTTCCAGAGCGCGGCCGAGCAGTTCCGTAGCCATGAGATAACGGGTCTGCGCCATGCAAACCTTTCCTTCATCCCATCGTATACCGCCGCTATTGATGGCTGTGAACGCAGCAAGGGCGCTCATATCGCCATCGTCAATTTCCGTCAGCGCAAAGAAAGTCTTCCGCCTCTTGTCTAAAACCTTGAGAGGGATTCCCTCTTCAAACACATTCGCCGCATTTTCCAGAAGGATGGCAGCATCCTCGAAGGCTTCTTTCACGCCATTGACAATCTCTTCCTGGTCGTCATCGGCATAGAACAAGGCGTGGAACATGTCCAGAATGGCTTCTGCAGCACCCCGGAGCATGCAAGCATTCTCTCCGAAGGCTATCAAATCCTCTTCATCGTACCGTTTCTTCCTGGGGGCGGCAGGCTTCTTGGCTGTCTTGGCAGCCTTTGCCGGTTGACAGGACTTCCTGTCTGTCGTACTTACTGGGCTGTGAGCAATGATAGGATTCGCAGTCTTGCCATTATTCACAACATAGGCCCCTTTCCCGTTGCCGCGGGAGAGGGGTTCTGCATTTGTCAGTAGTGCTGTAGTCGTATTCGTAGCGATCATAATCGTATTTTTTCTATTATTTTTTATTATCAATTAACTGTTACTATTTTATTTCATTTATCAGGTTCAATCGACGCGTCCCGGATGGGGGCGCGAAGGAATATCAGTCTTCATCAGCCAAGGTGAAGGCTTCGTCATCCAGTTCAAAAACGCCCAACCAGGGAGCCTTAATGAAGGCGACATAGAAATTTCTCTCGTCCTTGCGCCGTACCACAACAAATTCGTCCTCTGGGGAAAAACGATAAGTTCTGCCGCGATTAGGCATGGTGATGATAAGCTGGGAATTTAACATCACCCTGTCGCCCGTATCAAAGGGCTTTGCTTGAATTGGGTCTAATGCAGTATCAATATTACTTGTGTTCATTGTATTATGTATTTTTCTATTGGTTTTATCCCTCGAACCGTGAGGGGCGGGACGGTTTTGGTAAACCGTCAAAAGCTTTCATTGGCGTGGGAGACTCCGGGCAAAACCCGGAATGCGGGGACTTGCCGGCCTGCAGCTCGTCGTTGTCCATTTCCACGGCCAGCCAGAACAGGCCGATGGCGAAAAGGCCAAAGGCTCCACCTGCCAACGCTCGGCAAAAGGTCTTCATGCTGCAGCCCCCTTTCTCTTCCTGCGGGGAGGCAGGACATTCATATTCACCCCATTCACTTGAGGCTTGGCCGCCACATTATCCTGTTGGTGAATATACCGCCACACGGACAGGGCAGGGATCTCATACGGGCATCCGGCGCTTCCGGTTCCAGGCAGTGCTTCGATGCTGCCTTCTTGAATCAGAGCAAGAATGCGGTCTCTCCCCCACCCGGTCATGAACCGCACGTCATCCAAAGTGACAACTACCTTGCCGCGGAATGCAGCAATCGCCTGCGCCTCGTCGGAGTCAGGTAATCCCGCGGCAGCAGCTTCCGGAGATGCAGGTACCGGGGCAGATGCCAGCTCTCTCAACACTCCGGCAATGGCTTCCAGGGTGTCCGCCAGAGTAGACATCGTTTTTCTGCTTGGATTCATATCGGGATGGGGGAAGGTTAAAGCTCGTGCCAGCCAAGCCGGATAAATTCTTCAATCAGGGCATCATCCATGGTCTAATCCTCCACGTCTGCATGAGCTATATAATCCTTCATATCCGGTCGGAGGCAGGACCCTTTCCCGACAAAAGGTGTGAAGACTTCGGGAGTCGTGTCCCACAGCTTGTAGAACTTATTGGTGAGCCAAATTCTGCCCTTGGGTGTAAGATAGGGCGTTACGCTTGATTCCTTGACGCCGTTTGTTCTGGTAAAAGTTGTGATAGAAACCCGGAAATATCCCATCTCAATGCAGTGCTGATTAGGTTCGTTGTTACCCTTGCCGGTTTTGCCAAGGATACCAAGCTCTCGGAGAAGAGCGAAAAGCCGTCTTTCTCCGATAATCATTCCTGCCTGGGTAAGTAGCTTTGCATAAGTCCTCACCAGTTTGCTACCTTCTGCAACCTCTACGGACTTTCCATAAATCACGTAAGGAGCATTCTTCTCCGCGTTGACTTCAAGAGCTTTTCTCTTTTGCCTTTCTTCTTTAAGGGTCGTGAGTGTTTGAATAAGAAAGTCGGGATTCTGTAAAAGCTGTTCAGGATTCATCTTGCTATTCAATTCCGCTTCCATCCGGTTGAACTCGGCAATGTACGCTTCCTTGAATTGGGCCGCCTTCGCGCCGGTGAATCCCATGGCGAGGAAGGTGAAGCCGTCGCGGGTCATCAGAACTTCGGGGAGTTTTCGCCCCGTGGGGTCCGTATAGTCACTGGGCGCAAAATTGCGCTCAGTGAAACTCGTTGAGCAATCAAGATTTTTGACGGCCTTGAGAATATCCTTGTGAAACTTCCCGAACTTCTCGGCCACGTCTCGGCTGGAGACGACGACCTTTCCTTCACGGACGGAGAGCCCCAGGGAGGACGGAGCGGTGATGTGATTTTGAGTGTTCATATATAAATGGTGCAGCGTTGCGCTTTTATTCATGCCGCGGGCTTCTTGGGTTCGGGGTTCTTCTTCTGGGCTGGGGGAAGCCCGCGCCTTTTGAGAATGTCAAGGAAGGCGTCTTCCGGAGCCTTCCCGGATTCAACGCACTCTTGGATGAGTGCCTTGCTTGCCGCCTTGTCTGCGGCAATTTTTTCGATGGGGATTTTGATTTCGATCATGGCTGTAAATCGTGTTTCTGGTTTCTGTATTACGAAAAAAAATGTATCTGTCAACGATATTATTCAAAATATTTTGTATAACGCTCGCAAAAAGGACTTGCAGATTACTAAAAATCTCGTATTGTTAAGGGCATGGACGCCCTAAAGCAGGAGATTCAGGAATGGCTCAAAGTGACCGGGAAAAGCAGGAAGTGGTTAGCAGATCAGCTTTTTGTTGACAAACGAACTGTGGACGCATGGCTTTCTACTGCTGGTAAAATTCCTCCTGCCAAAGCGGAGTTGATTAAAAAGCTGATGGAGCCATTGTCTCCAGGCGTGACTGGTGAATGCCGTGGTGCCCTGGACCTTGTTCTGAAACTGGACGCTGAAACCTACGGTCAATTTGCTGCCTGGGCTGCGCAAAGCGGATTTGAACCTACGGCGGACGGTATTGCCAAATGGGCGGTGCAGGTGGCTCACATGGCAGGGGAACAGGGCTCCCGGTCTCCGCGCAAAACACAGGACGCAGACTAAGGCTCTTTCATAGCCAGGTATGTGGTGGTGTTGGGTTGTTATCTTCATAACTTGGTTTTTTATTGGATTGCGAAAACATTTTTTCTCTCATATCTAACAAAAGTCAATAAATATTTCCCATTGGAGAAAATATCCAAGAAAAGCCTTGCCAAGATTTCCTGTATGCGAAAAATGCACGTATGGATGACCTCAAGGCTAAAATCAGGGTATTTCTGAAAGACACCCGCATGACTCGGGAAGAACTGGCGCACCGCTGTGCTGTCAAAAAAGGCATGATAGACAAATGGCTGTCTACAGTCCCTATCCCCGCTGACAAGCAACGGCTGCTGGACAACCTCATTGATAGCCACTACGCCAAAGTATACAGGGAAACAGACGTCCATATCAGAGTATCTAATGAGCGTTACCGGCTTATCCAGATTGAGGCGGCCAGACGGGGTCTGACGACAGAGGAATGGCTTGATGCTACGCTGCATCTTCACACGACTATGCCGTACCGTAGGCAATAGTTTTCCACTATTAAAAAGTCCGCTATGGTGGTTGTTTGTTTTCACATTTTCTCAGAGTTGGTGAACTCAAAGTAATAAAAAGATGACTTCTAATCAAGAGGGAAAGTTGTTTTTTATTACCTTTCCCCATAATAGATTGACATTTAGTCATAAAAATATTACTCTTGTTTCATATGAAGCAAGACCTCGCAGAAGTGAAAAGCTGGCTCAAGTCCCAAAAAAAACATTACTCATGGCTTGCCGAACAATGCCACGTTTCAGAAGGGGCGGTCAAAAACTGGTTTTCTAAGGGACACATTCCCACAGCTAAGTTCCTTTTCATTCAACGCCTAATGAATGAAGTAAGTGGGAGAAACCCTATTTCAGGTATCACAATTGATTTCACGGATGAAGAATGGGAAGCTATTTCTAAGATACTGGCTTCCAGTAAGCAAACCTTCATCCAGTTTGTTAATCAGGCTCTTGCAAACGCCGCTCAGGAGTATTTCCAAAACGCAATCAAAGAAAAAGTGGTCTCCCTTAAGCAGTTTTCCCCGGTTGATTCATTGCCAGCTGTGGCCACCATAAATAACCAAAGTTACTCTCTGAACGTGATTGGCAATATCGCCGCCGGCGGCCTACAGGCAGGAGACACTGTTCCCTATGCTATCAAATCAACGCGGCCGCTTGGTAAAAATGAATACATACTGCGAGTAGAAGGCAAGAGTATGGAACCGATCATCATGGACGGCTCCCTGGTTGTAATGCGTAAGCACACTATACCGCCCATCCCCAAGGTCGGAACCATTGTCGAATATTATGATGAACGGGGAGTCACTCTCAAAAAGCTGGTCCGGAAAAAGAATCCGGAAACAGGGAAGCTGGAGTACACCCTGCACCCACTCAATCCGGAGTTTGGCGACATCGAGCCGATGGACGGCGGGAAGATATCCGGCGTGTACGTGGAGACCCTCGACAAGTGGGAAAAGGTGTAAATACCGAAATAATGATAAACGTGTTGCAATTTGTATCTTTTATGGTATATTACACACCTTTACGTTAGATTGCTTCGCCCCTTGGCCTTCGGGCCAGGGGGCTTTTTTATGAAATGGCATTATTGCGCTTTCTTCAAATCTAATAGTTGTACTTGTTGCTTATAATCTTCCCATATATCAGCCAGTGCGTGATATGTTGTTTCATATTCAGGAATAGGTTTCGCCTGCATAATCCAATAGCAATAAGGATAGTCTAAAAATTTATCTCCAAGTATAACTTTAACTACAAAAACGCCTGCAACATCTCGATGCTTTTCAAAGAATTTTGTTTCATCTTTCCATAGATTGCGTGGCTTTAGAGCGTCTAAAGCTACTGCGTCAAGCATGGCTTTCTTCTTTTCATCAGTTTTAATATGATATTTTATTTCTGTAACTATTTCACGAATTGCTTTCTCCTTGAAAGTGCTTCCAAATTGGCGATATGCGCCAGACTGAATATCCAGCCATGCCTGCCCAGGGTTATTCTTCACGACACTTTTAAAATGCAACATAAGAGCTTCAGAAGGAGATTCCGTATTGTACTTTTCTTGCTTAATACGCCTCCATACATCATTAATACGTCTTTTGTGAGCATTTCGCACTTTGTTTGAAAAGTCATTCCAAACAGCACGAAAAATTTCTTTAGAGTTATTGAATATAGGAGCTTCCTTTCCTTGGCCCTTCCAATAAAGCCATGGATATTTAATGTTCTCTACTCCAAATAAAGCAGTGAATACGCCTATTCCTAAATCATATTCTTCGTCAGGCGTGGCTGGGGCCTGGTAGCCTTCCGCCTTCACCAGCCTTTTGGATTCGTCATCGGCGTCATCCCCCAGGGCCAATGCTGAAAATACCTTCAGGCGG